CCTAGGAATTCTAGGTAGTTTAAATTGATCCCCATGAGGGGTTTCTCTGTATGGATTGTTTGTTTGTTCGAGACCACTAAGATCCTCACCTTCTCTCATAGCAGCAGCTTTCGCTGCCATCTCAGCATCATTGACGCTATCTTGGAGGAGATCTAATTGCTTTTGTTGAACCTTATTATTTTTCTCTTGCTGTTTGTTATTCTTGACAAGCGATTCTTTAATATCGCTAGCAAGTTTAGAGATCTTATCAAATTTTGGTTGAGGTGTACCTTTCTTACTACTCAGTACACTACGTAGTTTCTTGTCAAGTCTGGCGAAGGATCCTTTGACACTCTTCTCATACTCAACTGTGTTGAATAGTTCACCCTGCTCTGGACCAGCTGGTGTTGTGTCAACACCTGCCATGTATCTCTGGTCAGCATTGAGAGCAGGATCATTTACTGCTGCTGGTTTCTTAGAGAACCTACCTTTCGCTCTTGCTACTCTATCTCCACCAAACTCAAACGCTGCTGCCTTGAGGAAATAATTTGTCTTGCTGGTATCTGCACCAGCATCTGTTGCTGCTCTTCTCGCTACAGCAGCACGGTTATATGTTCTCTTTAATTTAAGACCGATAAATCCTGAAAGAGTCTTCGCTTTCCATGGATCTTCGGAGTCGAAAGCATACTTAACTGCTTTCTTCTTCTGTGATAATACTTTGAGTTGCTTCCTAGGTCTAGGTGTAGGAGCAGGTGCTGTTGATGGATTACGTATCGCCTCTAGCAGAGGTTCTAACATGTTAGAGTCAAACGCCGCCGCCATTCTGTCGGCAGTGGATTGTCTCTCTTGTCTAGGAACTTTGATCAGTCTAGGATTTCTAGGGACCCTGATTCTTCGGGGTGCTAGCAGTGGTGGTTCAAATGGTGCCTCAATTTGAACCTTAATCGGGTCGTCTTCTCCATCTTGTTCAACTTCAACAACCTCTATCTCTACAGGAATTTCTTCTTCCTCTAGAGGTTCGTTATTGTCAGTGAGGTCTTCGGGATTCATCGACGTTGTGATTCTTGTAGTTTCCTTTGATCTTCTTGTTCTTTAATGAATTGATTCAATAGGGAAACGTACACTGTCCTCTCCCAAGGCATCATATTTTCAATCTCTGTCAAGCTATATTTATGATGCTGCATGAGGGAGAAGTTGGTCCTATAATAGTTCTCTAGAGTATTGTAGAACATGCTCACCCGAAAAAACTTTGTAGACCCTCCAAGACATAGGTAGATTCAACTCCAGTGTTTGGGTTGGTTACTTTTAGATCGTGTGCTAGTACAGGCATGGTCTCAAAGAACTCTTGGATCTTTTCAAACTGCTGCTGTGTCATACCCTCAAGAAACTGAACGATTTCTTTTTGCTTTAGATCTGTACACTCCCAAACCTCTTCGCCTTGGAAGATCTGATCTACACAACTAGCAACAACATTAAAGAGTTCTTCAGTACCCTCTACATCTTTGTTGAGTAGGGTGATGTTAACAAACTGATTCAGTCCTGGGTACTTCATAACAAGACCCACATCATCTTGAAGCAAGATCTTATTGTTATGTCCCTCAGGTTTCTTGACTTCGATATCATCGATGTTGATAGTAACTGAGACCTCAGTCTCACCATCATCCATACATGTTAGATTCATCTTGATATCTTCACCAGCAGATACTGATCTAATTTTCAAGAACAAATACTCCAGGTCAAATGTTGCCATCTGTTCTGGTTTGATACCTCTAGATTGGATACATGCTTTAAGAATATCTTTTACAGCATCTTCAATCTGTTTCTCATCTTCAGATTCCATAGCAAGAAGAAGAAGTTTCTCTTCTCTAACTAGAAATGGTCTATACTTAATAGTCTTCCCAGTGGAAGGCAGTTTCAACTCGTAAGTTGGAACACTCAAACTTGGTAATGGCATGAATATAAATTCAAATCGTATATTTATTTAGATCGACTTTTTGACCCAAAAAATAGCGGGAAATTTTTTTCCAAATTCATGTAATCGAAAAGTCAATTTTGAGGTGTGAAATTAGCACCTTTGAATTGTCTGATGTCATTATACATGATGGTGTACTTGCTGTAGTAGAAGTTAGCAGTCACCTTAGTAACTTGTGACGCTCCATAGGATAGAGGCACAGCATCGATAGCATAAGGGAAACAGTCTACCATGGTGTAGATAACTGATGCTCTTTCGTTCGGAGCGTTGGCACCCTTCTCTGTCTTGGTGATAACAATGTCACACTGATATTGATCGGGGTATCTTAACTTAACTGCTCGGTTTCTTCCTGCCTGCTCGGCGGCTGCCTTAGCCTTGAGTGGTCCGAGTGGTTGAGCTGCTACTGATAAGTTGTTACCATCATAGATTTCTTTTGGATTCCCTGACTCACTGTCTTCCGTTGCTGGAGTACCCATAGTAAACTCACCAAACATGTAAGTGTACCAGGCGTTCAAGAATTTAAGTGGTGTCAGGTTAGCGTCACACATCCACCCCAACTGAAAGTCGGTGTACATTTTAGTGTGAGCATAGTTAACAGCACCTTCACCTTGTCTGATACCTGTTGTAGTACCTGTCATTGCTTGTACGTTAGGCAACTGTGCCTCTTCACACATCATCCTAAGCAATGTACTGTCGGATGCTTTTGATGTCACGTCATCGGTGCCCAAAGAATTCACATCTATCTTAAGATTCATGTCCTTGAATCTTTGTATCAATCCTTTGTTCCCGTCCTTCTCTTCAGTAGGAGATCTAAATCTGAACTCCACATCGAAGTTATTACTGAAAGACATACCACCTTGCTCGGCAATCGTCTCAATAAATGTCTTGATAGATCCCTTGCTACTACTTACGTCCACGCTAAATAAAGATAGTTGGTCCAACTATATTTATCATGGCATATTCTGGAATCTATAAACCAACTAACCCATCGAAGTACAAAGGGAATCCTACTAGGATTATCTACCGTTCTCTATGGGAAAGGAAGTTCATGTATTTCTGTGATCAGAACAATAGCATAGTTGAGTGGGGCAGTGAGGAAGTAATCATTCCTTATCGTTGTCCTACTGATGGAAGAGTCCATCGTTACTATCCAGACTTCTATATCAAAGTCAAGTCTAAGTCTGGTACGCTGTCCAAATACCTAATAGAGGTCAAACCTAAAAAGCAAACTAAACCACCGAATGATAAACCAAAACGTAAAACTGCCTCTTGGAAACGAGATGTACTGACGTTCGCTAAGAACCGTGCCAAATGGGACGCTGCTCAGGACTTCTGTGAGGACAGGCAGATGAAATTTTTAATCCTCACCGAAGATCACCTAGGAGTCTAACAATGGCAACTGGATTTAGAGACATACAAAGAAATAAAGTTAACAAAAACCCTGGATACAAAACTCTCTTTGAAAGAATCACTGAGAAGACTGGGGGAGAAAAGAAATCATTGTCATGGTACAGAGCAGCAGTAAAAGATGTTGCTAGTGCTTACGGCAAAGATCTATCAAGATACATCGACTCAGAAAGAAAAGATAGAGGTGCCCCCAACTCAGAAGAAGATGAGAATATACTGAGAACATATGCTGTGACGGGACACCTATACATGTTTGAATACAAGGCAAAGATGAAGTGGTTGCCTTACTACGACAAGAATCCTTTAGTTTATGTTCTAAAGTCTAATGCTGTCGAGTTTTGGGGTGCCAACCTACATTACATGGCACCGAAGAGAAGAATTGGTGTCATTAAAAATTTATTGAATGGCAGAATTAACATACCCAAGAAATGTTTCCATAAATATCTACATAACCATGTAGATGGGTTGTATCTTGATCTTGCATCAGCTGAATGGGACACCGCTATTCTGCTACCGACTGAAGACTTTGTTAGAAATGTAAACGGTCATCTATTCCCATACGATAAAGAGTATGTCTGGGATGAGACCAACGAAACCTTCTACGATAACATCAAAGGTCGTAGAGTTATAGAAGGGTACGGACATCCAAACAGCAAACAAATGGTAACCTAATGGCAGAAGAAACACCAGCAGAAGTTAAAAAAGAAACGCTTAACTTATTATCTAGTTTTAAAGCGGGTCAAGCAGACAACAGCAAACAACTTAGGTATCCAAACATCGCTTTTGATACTCATCATGATTACGTGCGGTTTTCTTTCTGGAAATATACAGGACCATTTAAAACCAATAGATCTACAACTAGTATATCTGCTGAGGGAGAGGAAGCAGAAACCTCGTATGATTCCTTAACTGGTGCTCAAACATACAACAGGTATAATAGCGTACAGTATGAAGCATACCAAGGTGCTCCTGTTATCATGATGTACATGCCCGAGGATATTTCTACGGGTTATGGTACTGACTGGAGTGGAAAGACATTCACCAACACAGCAGCAGATGTTCTAGCAACTGCTGGTTCTCTTAATCAAGGGCAGGGTGGTGCTGCCGCCTCTGCTGTGAAGTCAATGATCAGTAGAGCAGCACGTGGTGGCGCTACCATGGGTGCTGAAGCACTATCAGGTCTGATTAATAATATGCCTGGTGGTCTTGGTGGTGCTGGTGTATCGACAGAAGATGTACTACAGGGTGTTGCTGGTGTTGTACTCAACCCCAACACTGAACTGATGTTCACAGGATTTAATCTTAGAAACTTCACCCTGAAGTTTAAGATGTCTCCTAGAAATCCTGCTGAGTCAAAGATCATCAAACAAATTATTGGAAACTTTAAGCACGTTTCCTTGCCTACTCTTGGAGCAACCGCTGACTCACAACTTGACTTCAGTAACAACTTCCTAAAAGGATTCTCCAAGGAACCTTCTGAAGGAGAAGGAACGGACGGACAACCCTCTGCTGATGGACTTGATGGACAATCTAATGCTAACTACATTGGAGTCCCTGGTCTTTGTCAGGTTACTTTTATGCAGGGAGGTAAACCAAATCCAAACCTACCACTGTGGAAGGTTGCTGCTATTACAGATGTTTCGGTGAACTATACACCTGATGGAACTTATGCCACCTATGCTGATGGCACCCCAGTTTCATACGAACTATCTCTTTCGTTTGTAGAAACAAAACTCATCTTCAACCAAGACATCAACAGAAAAGCCACTGGAGCTTCATTCTAATGTATTTTAATTTTCTACCATCTATTAATTACGATAGAAAACCAATCGGATATCCGTTCTCGGAGTCTGATTATATCGTAGCGAAAAATTTCTTCAGGAGATTTAAATTATCTGATGGTGCCTATGATTTTTCTGTTTACTACAACAAAGTAGCAGTGACTGATGGTGATAGACTAGAGCAGATTGCTGAGCGAGTCTATGGTGATCCAGAATATGACTGGGTGATTGCTCTCACAAATAACATGATCGATCCTTTGTTCGGTCTACCAATGACAGGTGATGAACTAACAAAGCATGTAGAAAATCTATATGATAATCCATACGATGACATACATCACTACGAAATTATCAGTGATCGTTTACAGATCAAAAGATATGGACAGGTACTAATCCCTGGTGGTACGTGGGTAGATGAGTCATTCTATACTGGAGACGAGTTGTTCACTCCCCAGGCAGACCTACCTAATCTCACACCGAATGATATTGTACTACCAACACTAGTACAGTATGTATTTACTGATGGTTCACTAGCAGATAGAATGGACAATGATTTGTTCACAGCACTATCTGGTTCTAGCTTTGAGGCATTTGGTACTGGGTTCGGAAATGATGGTGGGTTTGTTTTGTATCCACCTATCAAGAACAACAAAAGATCTGGTGGTTATCTAAGGTTTAGAGGTAACGCTAATGCTGAACGCTTTGCTATCACAGCACCACTTGATACCACAACTGTAGATAAAGTCACACTTATTGCTAACTATGGTACTGATACTAATGGTGGTGAGTGGCCTGACCAAGCAGATGAAGTATTGAAACTTGCCTATCGTAATGATCCCCTAGAAGCATGGACTGAGATAGGAACTATCATCGAGCGTGGTAGCATCCAGACGATTGTTTTTGATGGATCTCCTGATACTGACGACGATGGTGGTAACGGTGGAACAGGAAGACAAAGTGGAACATACACAGACGTACCCATATATGCTGACGGAACTAACACATTGACTGGAGCAAAGGTCACTGTTGTTATCGATAACCTAGAGATTACTAGCGTCACTGTAACAGACCGTGGTGCAGGTATGACCGATGGACAAGCAGTCTATGTACTACAATCTGATATCGGAGGAGGAACCTATGGAGATGTTAACGGTGATATATTTGATCTACCTGATTTTAATTTTAACATTGGTAGCGTAAGAGCAGATAATTTCTTGAGACAGTTCGGTAGAACTGACTTTGTACCATTTGAATTCAGTATTGATCTTCCAGTAACAGCAAAGACAGCAGCAACTGAACTAAAACTATACCAACCTAGCAACACTGGGTTGACGATGGATCAATACGCTATCGTTAGTCTCAAACTGGTTGGTTCTGTGACCACACAGATGCCACTAGGATTTGAATGGAATAGAATTGATGACGATAACTATGTCATTGATGGTGTTGAATGGGAACGTGTTGATGGTGTCTGGTACAAGAGAACTAGATCTGGTTTCCAATACTGGGCAGGTGATCGTGTAGAGGAAGTAGATGGTAGTGATCTTGCTTTCCCTGTCAACATGTATCAGTACGAGCAAGTAGAGAATGAGAAGAAGCGAGAGATCTCTCTACTAAAACCACAATACCTTGACGGTTTTGTAGATTCATTCCGTTCAGCAGCAAGATATCAAACCTCATCGGATTATATTAGTAAGAGACTTAAGAAGACAGGCGCATAAAAAAGGAGGGGAGCGACCCCTCCTGGTAGTTTAATTTAGTAATGATCTGCAGACTCGCTTACATTCGTTTTGGTTCAATGAATCACATTCAATAAGACATTCGTAGTAGTCGCTCAGTCTTTGGTTTTCGATTGCTAGGTCATCTAGAGTGTCCTCCAAGTGACGCCACTCATCTAATTGATTGCGATTTAACAGTGTGTGCATTAGAAATTACCTCCACAAGATGTTCTACATGATGTAAAGGGAAGTAAGGGTTCATTTTTTCACCTCGCTTAACTCTGTAGTGATTTATACAGTTTTTTCTGAGAAATTGTTGTAATCAAATAAACAGGCAAACAATCTTATTGCCTACTCGACTTTTTATACAAAAAAATAGCGGGGAAATTTTTTCCCCGCTGATGGAATTGATTAATCCAATTCGTAACACGCTGAACGTGCTAGTTCTGGATTGTTTTTGAGTGCTCGGTGAACATGTCCATGGACATCTTGTTCTAAAGTATGGTGTGCTCTGATGTGAATGAGTTCAATCATTCCTAGAGTTCCAACGAACAGTAAGTTCATTACTGTTACGGGGTGGAACACCACCCCCAGCACTTTCTTTATCACTCTTCAGCAAGCTTAGCGAAGTATGACAGGGCATCGTCGTCATCGACGGTTGCCTTGGGTGCCATGATGTCAGCATCATTGAACCCACCATCAGCAGAGGCACCGATGCTTCCACGTCCTTCAGACTCATCCTCGTAGGACTCATCAACAGGGCGAGAGGCAGGGCGACCAGTGTTCAGGACAGCATCGAGACGAGTCTTCAGTTCATCGTAAGACTTGAACTGATCGGCAGCAGTGAATGCTTCCAGACTGTATGCTTGCTTCCAGATTGCTTCAAGTTGATCATCATCAGAAGAGAGAGCAGCAGGAGCAGCGAACTCACTGGAATCATAGTTCCAGTAACCAGCAACGGTTTTGATCTTCAGTTTGAAGTCAGCACCTTCCCACATGTCAAAGGGATTCACTGGAGTTTCATCTTGAAACTCAGGTTGCATTGCTGCCATGATCTTGTCAAAGATCTTCTTGCCATAACGATACAAGAACACCTTGCCCTCGTTCTCGGGGTGCTTGGGGTCCTTCACAACATAGATGTTGCTGTAGTAAGACAGTTTACGTTTCTGCTTACGTGCTGCTTCCTTACCAGCATCGGTGCCGTTGTTCCACAGCACAGAGTTGTACTCAGACACAGGATCTTTCTGACCAAGGGTGGTGAGTGAGTTCTCGATGAACCAACCACCTGGACCTTGGAATCCGTGGGAGTAGAGTTTAGCCCAGGGCACAGTCTCCCCATCGGGAGCAGGCAAGAAGCGGAGGACGGCGTAACCGTTGCCGCTAGCGTCAAGTTCGGGCTTCCAGAGTCGTTCGTCGGCACCAGACTTTTGTTCGGTGCTGGACTTCTCAAGTTCCTTCTGGAGGAACTGGAAATTGTTCTGGGACTTGCGCTTTAGATCGGAAAAGGACATTAGATACCTCGGATGTTTCGGATATGTGGATATGTTGGGTCTTACGTCCAGTCAAGTCTCCCTGACTCATCTGCCCAACGAAGTTAGTATAACAAAGGGCGGGTGAGGATGTCACTCCTCTGTGCCAGTTTCAAGAGCGGTCCTCATGTGGGCCACCTTGTCTAAGAGATCATCGAACACACCATCAACACTCTTGGTAGCGTCACCACCAAGCATGATAGCAGCAGTTCTCATCATGTTAGCCATCTCTAGGGCTTCAGGGTCATCACTAAGTTTTAACCTAGCATGAAAGATCTTTTGCTTTTCAATTAAAGTTTGGAGAACTTCAACATACTCAAGTTTTTTCTCAGGCGATAGTGCTGGGAAAGTATGTGAGTATCGGAAGCATGTCTCCTGGAGACTCATCATCTCCTGGAGATCTCCCCGTACCATTTCTGACTTGAAAAAATCACTCATAGCAGTAGTAATTTAGCTCGACTTGTTTTCTTGATAAAGTTCAACTTCTGAGCGTCGAACTTAAGTTTTTCCTTTAAGGGTTTGCTTATCAGTTTAGGAACTGATTCAATCTCAATGTCATTCTTTTCACAATAGAAAACAATAGCATCAATGTAGTTCATATGATTTTCAAAGGCAACCTTCTCTACGTCCTGTGAAAACCTCGCCGTTGTCATAAATTTATCCTCCAAGTTGTCTGGCATGTTTGTCCCTGTACTCCTGAATATAATCCTGTAAAAGAAAAAGGTATTCTTTCCTCGGAGGTACTACTGATACCTGAGGATCCCCTTCTTCTGTAGCTACAATGGTAACCAGTTGCTTGACTGATAGGTTGTAGTTCTCCTGAAGCATACAAGCGTAGGCACACTCCTGTACGTAATAGTCCAGCAGATACTCTTCTTTTTTCTTCTTTTCAGAAGTCTTGAAATCAATAATGCTCAGTTCTCCATCGAACTCAGCGATACAATCTACTCTGCCAGCTATCTCAAGTGTGTCAGAATATAACGCTGCTTCTTGGAGGTATATATTATTTATACGATCTAAAACTTTTTGTGAAGAGTTGAACATGAACCAGGGAATTGGCATGTCCTTGTATCTCTTCTTGTCTAGTTCGTTATTCAGGTAGTCTTCAACTAGTTTGTGATAGCGAGTGCCACGTGCTGCTGACCGAGTTGATTTGAGTTGTGCCTTCTCTTTACCAACACGTGCTCTCCACTTAGCAAGACCTGCTTGCTTCTTACTATTACTGCCGATCACTGTAGTGATTGAAGGATAGTGCTTACCACTAGGGGTAAGGTAGTATCTCTTTCCATCAATAGTAACGGTCTCCATCTCAATGGGATCAATCCCTACATGATCAAACAATTTCATTTAAAATCCTAGGTTAAGTTTGGAGATAAGGTAGTTCTTGACTAGTCCAGAGCGTACAATATCTTCGATACCATACTCAACCATAGAGAAATCATCAGGCATGTTCTGAAGGATTTTCATGAAGTCAATGATACCAGTTCGTTCATTAGACTTCTGAAGGTCAGACTGTCTAGCATCTCCACAGAACAAGACCTTAGTGTCTTGACCACAACGGGTCATGATACTGTCAAGTTCGTGGAAGTTCAGGTTCTGACACTCATCAACAATAACGATAGCATTATCTAGTGTAGTGCCACGAAGGAATGAGGTAGACCAGAATGAGATGGTCTCTTGAGTCTTCAGATTATCATACAGCATTTCAAAGCTGTTATCATCTGGCATCTCAAACATATATTTTACCATATTCTTGTATGGAATCTGGTAAATGTCTGCTTTATCTTCATGTGTACCAGGCAGGAATCCAATCTCTCTAGTTGCTACAAGAGAGCGGACCACATAAACCTTTTCGTATGGAGACATCTCATCTAAAACATCACGAAGAGCAAGATACAAGGCGACAAAAGTCTTACCTGTACCAGCACATCCATAAGCAAAGATGTTCTTACCTTCACCCCACTGCTCAAACATATACCTTTGGGTATCTGTAAGAGGTTCATTGGGTAGAAGATAGTCAGCATTGATAGGCTTCCTACGCTTCTTTTGCTTGGCACTCATGCCATTGATGTCAGGTTGTGTCTTCTTTCTTCCTCTTGGCATATTAGATTACCACTCTACTTGTGAACCTGGCATGTTTGCCATTTTTTTCATGTGTTCTCCCCAACCAGGGTGAGTCTTGTTCATTTTGTTACGCCAGTCGCCGACTTCGCCGACACCAGCACAACCTTGTGACCAATCTTTGTCCCACTCAGGATTCTCATCCTTCCAAGAACAGTATTCTTTCATGGTCATGTGGAGAGTCTTAGTCTCTCCAGTCTCCTTATTAATAACTGGGTACGTCGGCATCTGCCTCCTCCTTTTTGTTGAATCCGAATGGACCTGCTAGTTTTTCTTCTAGTGCTGCCTTCAAAGCAACACCACCAATCGCTTCCATAACCTTGAGGACTTGCTCGGCAGTGGCATCCTCCCCAAGTTCTTTAGCAACGTACCAATACTTAGGCCAGAAGGTTTCTCCTGCCCTCTTGTAATCGTCTAGTGTGAGTAATTTCATTGCCATTCTAATGCTTCAGCACAAATAGGGAACTGTTCTTTAAAGACATCACGACATGCTTCAGCAATAATCATGTGTTCTTTTTGTGTACCATGGGCGCTACGTAAATCAATATAATGGATCCAACTGCGAACTGAGCCCGTCATATAGATTTTAGTTGGCGTTGCCAAGGGGAGCACCATTCTAGCACACTCCTTTGCCACACCACGTGAAAGCATCTCACGATACAGATCCATACCTTCATCAAAGTGACGTTGAATTAGGATCTGGAGGTGCTGACGTTCAAACGGATCGATGTCATCGATACTGTTCTGTCTGTTCTTAGTATCCTGCCTACGAATATCAGGCATAGGGATACGTTCTGCCAGCATAGAACTATCAGCATACCGTTGAGAAAACTCTTGGAATGTGAATGATCTATGACGCAGGATCTGAGCTGCTATTGCCCGTGAGGTAGAGATCTCCAGCGTCATGAATGCTTGCTCAAACACAGACCAGTGGTTGTGCTTGATACAATAACTAAGGAGTCCCGCTACCTTCGGATTCTCCTGGTTGTTCGGGTTCGATACTCTCGCTACGTACCCCATCATCTTCTCCGCTTCGGGAGTCGCTGAGATCAGTCTTACTGGTGAATCTATCATCGATGTATCCAAATCCGTAGGTTGATTTTTCTCTGGCATTTACTAATTTACGAAGTTGTTTTGCCTGATACAACTCCTTCTTGATCTTAGCATACTCTTCGTTATCATACAAGTGTCCTTTCTCAACTGCTTGTGTGAGCCACTTGATGTACTGCTTAAGACTGCTGGGACTGTTGTTATTAGTCTGGGTATCCATCGTCATCTCCTGAGTCATATTTGAATCCGAACTTAGAAGAATCATCCCTAAGTTCGTAGGCTTGGGTGTCTGAATAAACTTCAGACTTTAAACTGTCAACCAACAACTCTAGGTTTTTAACAATCAACTTAAGTTTTTGTCTGTCCATAGTGTGTCCAGTTTTACTGAGTATAGCATAAAAAAAGAGGGGTGTAAACCCCTCTTCTATAAGTCTTTCAGTCTATGTTCACTTGATGTAAGTCTTACCACGATAACAGAATGTACCGTGAGTTTCCTTACTCTCAACACAACGGGTGTCATACTCTACACCACGATATGAGGTGTGAGAGATCTGAGCGTCGTGAAGTGCAGCAGCCTTTTGAATCTGCTTACGAATGAGATTGAGTGTGTTCATGTGTCTTCTCCTGAAGTAGTTGGCGTGTTTAGTGCCGTTCCTTCAGTCGTTTGCGTCCCAATAACAATCAGGTGTTGATTCCTTTACGGTCTCTACAAGTTCTACCTTGATA